GCCTCCGGACCTGGCTGAGTTTGTGGCGCTGATTTCGGAAAGCGGGGCCAATCCATTTGGCCTGACGGTGGATGCTGTGATGGAGGAGTATCGCCGCTGGCGTAATGAGTCCTGGCGATATAACGGAAGCGACAAATATCCGTGGCCTCAGCCTGTGCTGTATCACATTTGCCTCGAGATGCGTTCAAAGGGGATTGAACGCCAGATGACCGAAGGGGAATTAAAACGGCTTGCAGAACGGCAGCTGACGAAATGGGCAAAGCATGTTAGTAACGGCCTGAGCGTTCCGCCAGTACGGCGACAACTGGCGGCACCAAAACGCCCGTTGGGACCAACGCCAATTGAGTTGCTGAAACAGGAGTATGAACGCCGGAAAGCGGCTGGTTTTGTCTGATTTGAGAAGTAATTTTTATCCGGAGGAAATTTTAATGGGAACCGTATTGCATGCACTGAAAGCGATGGGTAAAGCCAATTCTGTTGAACTGGCGGCGCGGCTTGATATCAGCCGTGAAGAAGTTCTCAACGAACTGTGGGAACTCAAAAAAAATGGCGTTGTTGATAAAACGGGTCACACCTGGTTTCTGGCTGTCGAAGGCGAATCCGGGGTAACCGAAGGGCAGGCACTACAACCTGAAGCGCCGGATGTGGTAACCGAAGAGGTCGCTCCAAAAGTTAGCGCTGACATGATGATTGAGTTTATCGCTCAGGAGGGGGCTAAAACCTGTGAAGAAATAGCGGGTAAGTTCGGTGTCAGTACTCGCAAGGTTGCTTCCACGCTGGCGGTGGTAACCGCAACGGGGCGGCTGGCACGCGTTAATCAGAACGGTAGATTTCGTTACTGCATGCCGGGCGATAATTTACCAGCAGAGCCGAAAGCCGCGCTGGTAACGGAAAATGATGGTAAGGCCTTTCCTCAGCCAGCAGGTGCTGCGTTACCAGTCCGGGAAGCCGCAACACAGGAAGAAATTAAAACAGAAACTGTGGCGGACATTGTGCAGCCGTTGCCATCGTTTACCGAAACGCAAGCAGATGAGCTGATTTTTCCGTCCCTTCGCAGGGCAAACCTGGCGCTGCGCAGGGCGAAAAGTGATGTTCAGAAGTGGGAGCGAGTCTGCGCCGCGCTGCGGGAGCTGAACAAGCACCGGGATATTGTTCGACAGATTACTGATTCTTCCCGCCGTGTTGTATCGGAAAAGTGATTGCCGGAGGCGCTTATGGCAAAAGTATTTACACCAGAAGAGCGGGAAGAAGTGAAGGCGCGCATTGTGGAATTCGTGCGCCTGAGCGGACGAGAAACTTTTCGACAACTGGCAGATAAAACGGGTGTCAGTAAGACCGCTATTCGTCGTTTATCTGGTGCGCTTGCGGCCAGTGGTGATGTCTGGCTCTCTGGTTGCGGGGTATTTCTATCAGAGCAGGCGTATCGCGTATGGCGCAAGACACCGGAGAAGGCTGCTGACCCGACACTGATTCGAAAGTTACCTGACGGAGAAATACGTCGTTACAACAGACGGCAGAACATAATTTGTCGTGAGTGCCGCCAGAGCGAAGTTATGCAGCGTGTGCTGGCGTTCTATCGGGGTAATTTTCAGGAGGTGATGGAGTGAGGGTGAGAGTTTATATTGCCGGTCCAATGACGGGATATGAAAATTTCAACCGTGAGGCGTTTCACAAGGCGGAAGAGGAACTGAAACGGGAAGGGCATACCGTCTTAACTCCGGCAGTACTTCCGGACGGGCTGACACAGCCGCACTACATGGATATTTGCATGGCAATGATTCGTTGTGTGGATGCGATTTACATGCTGAATGGCTGGCAGCGGTCAGCGGGCGCTAAGGCAGAGCTGGCACTGGCGGAGAAACTGGGGCATGCGGTGATTTATCAGGAGGTGGCTCGATGAGAGAGGTTAACTATGAGGCGCTTCGTGAGGCAGCACAAAACTATCAGTCGACGCTGGCGTGGTATCAGGCTACCCCGGACAGCCCAAATGCTGAACGGGATTGTGATGCGGCTCTTGCTGCGTTTAAGCGTCATATCCGTCATCGGGAAGCGGATATTATCGCTGGTAGCTGGTTTGCTGGATGCGCGGGAAGTTCAATTACCGACTCGCTACGACCTTCGATATGGACACCCGATAAATGCAGATGAGCGACATGTCATGATACCTAAAGAAAATGGCAGTTGGCTTTACCTGATTGACCTAGAACACGCATTACGCGTCGCTGGCATTCGCATCAAAGGAGAGGAGCATGGAAATAAAACCAGAGGATGAGTTAAGCAATATCGTTTTATTTCCGGTAAAAGAGGATGACCCTCGTAATCAGGTTAATTTTCTTTATGAGCCATCGGAAAGACCATATTGTCATCACGCCTCTGTTCGGGTTGACGAAAAAGAGCGCCAGGTCCGCTGTAAAATCTGCGGTGCGGTTGTGGAGCCGTTTGACTGGATGCTCTCTGTGGCGAAAAGAGAAACCAGACTGGCAGATGATGTAAGGCTATTGCGCCAGGAGGAACAGGAAAGGCGGAAAAATATAGAAAAGTTAATTCAGATTGAACGTAACGCGAAAGCGCGGATACGCAGGGCGACAAAATCCAGAACTGAATAAATAAATTTAGCGCTGTAAATAAAATCTAATCCTGAACTGGAGGTATATTTATGTTAAATACACAGAAAGCCATTAATGCGGAAAAATATAACGAGTGGGCAAGAAAATTCTCTGAGCAGATTTTTAAAATTACTGGCGATGAGAATGCGGCAAAAAATGAATTAGAACCGTGGACACCTGAAGGAAACGCACCAAATTATTGCTGGTGGGAGGTTGATCCGGTTGATGTTGCAAATGAAGCCATGAGTTACCACAACGATTAATGTCAGGAGGCCGCCCGAAAGGGCGGTAGTTAAATGCGAAAGTTTAAAATAATTATTGAAACGGGAATAGCCGGTGGAGATTTCGAGGATGAATTCGAAGTGGATGATGATGCGACGCCTGATGAAATACATGACGAAGCAAAAGATATTTTCTTTAACTACTGCAATTATTCATATCACGAAATAAAAGACGAAGAGGAAGAACAAAATGGCTGATTTTGGTTCAACTAAATACAGCGTCAGTTTTGAAGAATGGCATGAACTGTTAATGGAATATGCAGAGTTACGTGGTGGCAGTGCTGCTGATGCTGAAGCATGGCGTGATGATTATGAAGCAGGAAAAAATCCGGTCGAAGCATATTGTGATGAGTGGGGCGATGAATGAGCGAGATTGACTATCAGGCGCTGCGTGAAGCAGCAGAGAAAGCAACTAAAGGATGCTACATCGTAGGGCATACATCGGGCAATCAGCATGGGAATATAACAGGAGTTTTTGTTTGTCAAAAATGGAAAGGAGAGCCCGGTGGCGTAATTGCAGAATGTCATGTTAACTGCCTGGTTGAAACAGATGCTCAGGCTTACGCAAACGCTGAATTTATTGCTGCCTTTAATCCAAATGTTGCGCTGGCACTACTGGATGAACGGGAAAGAAACCAGCAATACATCAAATCACGCGACCAGGAGAACGAGGAGATTGCGCTTACGGAAGGGAAGCTGCTAATCGAAAACGGCCGGCTTGTTGCCGATACGCTACGCCACTTAGCTGATAACGAAATCGACTCTGATTATTTTGCTATCACCTCAACGAATGAGAACGGTACTGAAATTGATCATGAGATGGCTATTACCGATTACGCACTGCAAGCTGCCGGAACTGTAGACGAATTGGTTGCGGCGTTGGAATCCGCAGAGAAGCGCATTGCAGAACTGGAAGCACGGGAAATATCGCTCCCAGAACGTAGCAGCATGCTTCATCGAACAGATTTTCACGATGATTACCAAACGGTAATGGCATACAAAGTTTCTGAAGTCATCGCTGCAATCCGCGCCGCTGGCATTCGCATCAAAGGAGAGGAGCATGGAAATAAAACCAGAAGATGAGTTAAGCAATATCGTTTTATTTCCGGTAAAAGAGGATGACCCACGTAATCAGGTTAATTTTCTCTATGAGCCATCGGAAAGACCATATTGCCATCACGCCTCTGTCCGGGTTGACGAAAAAGAGCGTCAGGTCCGCTGTAAAATCTGCGGTGCAGTTGTGGAGCCATTTGACTGGATGCTCTCTGTGGCGAAAAGAGAAACCAGACTGGCAGATGATGTAAGGATCTTGCGCCAGGAGGAACGGGAAAGGCGGAGAAATATAGAAAAGCTAATTCAGATTGAGCGTAACGTGAAAGCGCGGATACGCAGGGTGACAAAATCCAGAACTGAATAATTAAATTTAGCTCTGTTAAAAATTTAATCCTTAACCGGAGGTATATCAATGTCAAACGCACAGAAAGTTATTAACGCTGAAAAATATAACGAGTGGGTGAAAAAGTTCTCAGAGCAGATTTTTAAAATTACTGGCGACGAGAATGCGGCAAAAAATGAATTAGAGCCGTGGACACCTGAAGGTGTCGACCCAAATTATTGCTGGTGGGATGTTGATCCAGTTGATGCTGCAAATGAAGCTATGAGTTATCACAACGATTAATGTCAGGAGGCCGCCCGAAAGGGCGGTAATGAAAAGTGACTGAATTAACCAAAGAGAAATTAATCGAAGAAGCCAAATTAAAAATAGCGATTGCGAAATGCTACCCCAATTCAGGGATGGCACGGGTATAGGGCGAGTTATTCAAAATTGCACTGGCATAGCTGGAAGCAGATCCAGTTAAACGAGTTAACTCAGATCAGATGCACCGAGTCTGCTTAGAAGCTAATCGCTATTTAGATAAATATGACGCGATGGCGAAAGAGGTAAATAAGTTGCTTGGACGCATCGCCCCGCCAGCGCCAGTATTTAACGGCGAATACGGTGACGCATATCAGGGCGCTCGTGAAGACCTGTCCATCTGGAAACGGCGAGCGCTTGAAGCTGATGAGCACGTTCGGCGACTGGAGCAAATCAATGACCACATGGTGAAAGAGGCGCAGGGAGAATCACGCATGGGCGAGCCTGTAATACGTGAGCCAGCACCGGTAGTGCCTGAAGAAGCAACTCCGGAAAACGTAGAAATGCTCTCTGGCTATGTTTCAACGTACAAATTAACCGATAGCGAGCGCGATATTGCTGCCGAAATATGGAACGCCTGCCGCGCCGCCATGCTTCAGGCTGGAAAC